CAACGCGCGCGACGTCGCCAGTTTCGACAGGGGGGGGCCTGGGGAGGTTGGGGAGGTTCGGATCGAGTATTTGCCCCTCGCGGAGTTGCGCGCGTGGCCACGGAATCCGAAGGAACACGACCTCGGAGCCTTGCGGGAGAGCTTTCACCGGTTCGGGGTGGTGGCGCCTGTCGTGATCGATGAGCGGACGGGCCGGTTAGTGGCCGGCCACGGTCGGGTCGACGTGTTGAGGTTGAAGCAAGCGGCGGGCGAGGATCCACCGGAGAACGTGAGGGCCAACGGGAGCGATTGGCTTCTGCCGGTCGTGCGCGGGGTGACGTTCGACACGGACGAGGAGGCGGAGGCGTACATACTTGCTGACAATCGGATCGGCGAGCGCGGGGGGTGGAATGCGGAGCGGTTGGACGTCGTGTTGGCGGGCTTGAAGAGTGTGGATTCGTTGTACGGGACCGGGTTCACTGAGCGCGAGGTGGAGAAGCGGATCAAGGGGAGGGCGAACAAGGCCGAGACGGTGTTGGACCAGGCGGTACAGCTGGAGCCTCAGCGCGAGTATATCGTGCTGTTGTGCGGGACGGCGGACGATTGGGAGTGGCTAAAGACTACGATCGGCCTGAGGCGAGTGAGGCGGGGCGGTTATACGCCGGGGAGTTCGCGTGATCTGGTCGGGACGGAGCGCGTGATTCCGGTCGGGCGACTGCGGGAGCGGATGGAGGGCAGACGTGCTGGTGGCGATGCCGAGCAAGGGGCGAGCGGGGACGACGACGACTGACCGGTATATGCCGGGCGTCGTGGCGTTCGTGCCGGCCAACGAGGAGATCGACTATCGCCGGACGTTGCGATGTGCGGAGATCGTGGCGGTTCCGGACGAGGTGCGCGGTATAACGCGGACGCGAAACTGGATCCTCGATTGGGCGGACGATCCGTGGGTGGTGTTCGTGGACGATGACGTGGTGATAGCTGGCTACTTCCTGTTGGGATACGACAAGGCAAAGAAGCTCAAGATCGCGGCAGCGGTGTTGGTGGAGGAGTGGGGACGGTTGTTCGAGATCGCCGAGGATATGAGCTACAGGATTTGGGGGGTGGATACCAACGGCGCGCTGTGGAGCGTGCGTCCTTATCGTCCGTTCATTTGGCAGACTTACGTGACGGCGAGTTGTATGGGGATCCGCAATGAGACGGGGATCCGCTTTGACGAGACGTTCCCAGTGAAGGAAGACTATGAGATGACGTTGCGGTGTATCCGGGAGGATGGTGGAGTGGTCGGGGCGCGGTACCTATTTTGGGTGAATGAGCACTGGCGGAAGGCCGGCGGGTGCACGTCGTATCGGACGCAGAAGATGGAGGCGGACGCGATCACGCGGCTGATGGAGATGTACCCGGGGTTGATCCGGCAAATTAAGCGGGGAGGGTCGGGGTATTCGATCAGCCTCGGATTTGGGGGGTGGAGTTGATGGGAAAGCGAGGACCGGCGAGAAGGCCAACGGAGATATCGCGGAGGATGGGGAATCCGGGACGCCGGCCGCTTAACGCGCGGGAGCCGACGCCGGCAGCGGGGGTGACGCCATACGCGCCTCGATGGTTGGGGAAGGCGGCAAAACGGGAATGGGAACGATTGGGGCGCGACCTGCACAAGTGCGGGTTGCTGAAACGCGTGGATCGGAACACGTTTGCTACGTACTGCACGGTGTTCGCGCGGTACGTGGAGGCGGAGCGGAGGATCGCCGAGCAGGGGATCGTGTTGTTTAGCGGGGATGAGGGGAACCCGTTGGCGTTCGTTTACAATCCACATTGGGTGATCGCGAACAAGTGCATCGGCCAGCTAAAGACGCTCCTCCGGGAGATGGGATTATCGCCGAGCGCGCGATCGACTATCGAGGTGGAGGCCCCGGTGGAGGCAAAGAGTGTGGCGGACGATTTGGCTGACGAGTTGTTCCGGCGGCGCGTGATGCCTGAGACAGACGACGGGGAGGAGGGGTGATCGGTCGATTTTCGACCTATCTAGACTCTTCTTGCATAGGTGTGGAACTGTCTTTATCTAAGTGTTCGATCGGGAGCGTTTTGAGGTGATTCCGGACGGGACAGAGGATGGCGCATTCGTGTTTGATGCGCGCGCGGCGGACCACGCCCAGGGGTTTTTCGAGTTGCGTTTGGTCCATACCAAAGGCGAGTGGGCCGGCCTTCCGTTCGTCTTGGAGCCGTGGGAGCGGGATGAGGTGATCCGGCCGCTGTTTGGGTGGAAGCGGAAGGCGGACGGGTTGCGGCGCTATCGTCTGGTGTACGTGGAGGTGCCGAAGAAGAACGGCAAGAGTACACTCGGGGCGGGGATCGCGTTGTACCTGTTGTTTGCCGATGGGGAGTTTGGCGCGGAGGTGTATTCGGCAGCGGGCGACCGAGGACAGGCCGGCATCGTGTTCGAGCAAGCGAAGCAGATGGTCGCGATGAGTCCGAAGTTGGCCGGTGCGTGCAAGGTGTTACGGTCGGCGATATGGGTGGAATCGACCAAGTCGGTCTATCGCGTTCTGTCGGCGGATGCCCCGCTGAAGCACGGCTTTAACGCCTCGGGGATCGTGTTTGACGAGCTACACGTGCAGCGCACGCGAGAGTTGTGGGACGTGTTGAGGGGATCGGTCGCGGCGAGACAGCAGCCGGTGACGATCGCGTTTACTACGGCGGGGTTCGACCGGGAGAGTATTTGCTGGGAACAGCACGAGCGAGCGCGGCGCGTGAGGGATGGGATCGTGGACGATCCGACCGTGCTTCCGGTGATGTACGGGGCGGCGATGGACGCGGACTGGTTGGACGAGGAGGTGTGGAAGGCCGCAAACCCCAACTACGCCGTGACGGTGAAGGCGGATTTTCTGGCGTCGGAGGCGATGGACGCCAAGCGATCGCCGGCGTACCAAAACACCTTCCGGAGATTGCACTTGAACCAGTGGACACAGCAGAGATCGCGTTGGTTGCCGATGATCGATTGGGACGCGTGCGGGGAGCCGGTGGTGGAGGCGTTGTTGAAGGGTGCGCCCTGCTACGGGGGGTTGGACCTATCGAGCACGTCGGACATCGCGTCGTTCGTGTTGACGTTCCCGACGGAGGAGGGCGAGGAGGAACAGTTCGCTTGGCTCCCCCGTTTTTGGGTGCCGGAGGAGAGGATGGTGGAGCGGTCGCGTGAGGATGGGGTTCCTTACGACGCGTGGGTGAGGGATGGGTTGATGATCGCGACGCCGGGGAACGTGATTGACTACGGGTACATCGTCCGGGAGATCGAGCGGATGGCGGAGACGTATAACATCATCGAGGTTGCGTTCGACCGGTGGGGAGCGTTCCAGGTCGCGCAGCAGTTGGAAGCAACAGGGTTGACAATGGTGGGGTTCGGGCAGGGGTTCAAGTCGATGGCGGCGCCCACGCGGGAGTTGTTGAGGATCGTGTTGGATCGGAAGTTGAGACACGGTGGGAACAAGGTGTTGCGGTGGATGGCCGACAATATGATCGTTGACACCAATCCGGCAGGCGACCACAAGCCGAACAAGAGCAATCGCAAACAGAAGATCGACGGGATTGTGGCCGGCCTGATGGGCCTGGATCGCGCAGTACGCCACGGCTTTTTTGAGCCGAGCGTGTATGAGTCGCGGGGATTGGAGATCGTATGATCGCGGAGAGGCCGTGAGACAGCGCAGGAGCGCGGCTGAGGGGGGTTGGGCGACTGCGGGCCTTATGGTATGGCTACGCCGGCGGGGGGTCTTAGCGCGTGTTCTGAGCGATTGGGGGAGCGGCGAGTGATTTGGCGACGATACCCGGAGCGGCGGGAGGTGTTGGTGACGACCAAGACAGATCGGACCTTTCGGGGTGTATTGTGGCAGAAGCGGTGGGGCTATATCGTGCTCCGGAGGGTGGAGTTGCTGAAGGGGAGCGGGGAGGTGACGGTGTTGACTGGCGAGATCGTGATTGAGTCGGCCAATATCGACTTCCTGCAGGTGATGTGATATGGCGATCGTGGAGAGTTTCGGCGCGTTGGTGGACGTGGACGCGGTGAGCGGCTGGCTAGTTGATCCGG